AACTAAAGCAATTCGCATAAAATCTAGCATCTTAACAAAACCAATACCTATTTTTGCTGTAGAACCTATCTCATCTGCTAAATTTTTGGTACTTAAAATTACTTTATCAAGTATCTCATTTAATTTTATTAATACAGCTCTAACCAATGGTAATAAAACACGACCAAAATTAGCCATAACTAAATTTAATTTATCTTTGAAGGTTGACCATAAACCCTTAGTTGTTTTACTCATTGCCTCCATTGTACCAGTGACTTTGCGTAATTCACGCTCAGCTAATGCCCAAACTTGATCTCCCTTCATGCCTTGTTTAAGTAAATCACTAATCTGTTGACCAGTCTTAGATGATACAATACCTAATTCTCTTAACCTGGCTATTGGTTCTCCAACTGCTGTACCTGCTTGTATACCACTAAATAAACGACCTATTTGTACCGCTATTTCACTAAATGGTCTATCAGCAAATGCAGCAGCATCACCGACTAATTTCATACCATCAGCAGTAGCAAGTAAACCACCTGTAAGTGATTGTAGGACCTTGTTAGCCTGTGCTATATCTTGAATCTGAAAAGGTGTCTGCGCTGAGAATTTTACTAACTCTTTCATTCTCTTATTTGCCTCTTCTTGACTGCCAAGCAAAACCTTAAACTGTGCATTTAATGATTCTAAACTACTAGCAGCACCAACTGCACCCTGAATAAAACGACCAAATACTGCGCCAGCAAATACTGTTGCTATTAATCCTTTTATACTAAATAATGCACTCATTAAATCACGGCCAAGAGTACTAACAAAACGCATTGTTGCAGTAGTAGCACCCCTGATTGCTTTAATGTATGGCTTAGTAATAGCTCTAATTGTTATACTAATATCTGATATACTAGGCATTTCCTAAATCCTGACTGTTTTGTTTTTGTACTTCTTCCTCTAATCTGCGTTGTCTTAAATTATCAGCATATTCTTTAGTACTTTTCTCAGCTAACTTAATAGCCTCTTCTCTGCTAAATCCTTGCTTTTCATAATAGCCAACATAATTATCTCTCATTAAAGCAATAGCAACACGATCACCATTAGTAGCCTGTAATTCACCAATCTCACCCATAATTAAACGCTCTAGCTTAATATGGGATTTACTAAACTGATTGATATTAATCCAAGCTAATTGGGCTAGCATATAATTCTGCATCGATGAACCAAATTGCATGGTCTTATATTTTTCTAATAAGAACTCATATTCAAAACAATCTAAGCATTCAAGCATATGTGCTATATTGTCATATCTGCCTAATGTTAAAAATAAGTCCATATTAAAATCGTCTATTCCTGTGGCTTCTGTTGCTCGCTCTGATTCGAACACTCGCCATCCTGACTTGATGGCTGTTCTGACTTTTTTATATCATCATCTCCAGTTAAATCTAATAATAATGCTTTACGTAAATCGCCAGGTATACCAATCATTTCACAACCAGCACTGATTAAAGCACCATAATAATTAGCATCAATATCAGATATTAGATCACGCTCATTATTAGCAAAGAATGGTGCACCATGATTATTACAAGCTGTAATAAGAATTAAGTCTATGCCTAACTCTTGTAATGTTTCTAATGCCTTTTCATCATTACCGCTATCATTAAAATCTGCGACTGATGTCATTTTACTAAAGAATATTAGCTTACTCTTTTGAGATGGTGGTTTTACCCATACCTCATCCTCAAATGCAGTACCAGGATCTAATACACGATCTAATTTTGATGGCCTGCCTCTATATTCTCGCTTCTGTTTCTGTTGGCTATTCATAATAAAATTGTTCCTCTCTTTATTTAGCCTTTATTTTGCTCATTGTTTTTTCTACCGTTATGCACTCTCAGGCGTAAATACATTATCATCAGCAACCTTAATAACTAAAGTTCCCTCAATTAATCCATTAATCTCACCTGATTCAGAATAACTGTTTATGTAGCAACTAAATACACTAGTCGCATTAGTAGTATTACTACTGTTACTGATAGGGTAGGTAATTGTTGCCTCATCTGTAATACCTGTAGCTAAACGTGTCTGCTCAGGATCAACATGAAATAGGAAAGTATAAGTACCTCCCTCAATTAACTTACCACCCTCATATGTACGAAAGCCAGTAGTAGATAAATCACTAGTTTCTACATCATCACTAGTCTCACCATCTTTACTGTAATTTACAATAGTGGCTATCCAGCTAGAAGTAGTAAATGCTAATGCTAATCCATTAGTTTGTACTTTACTCATTTTGCAAAGCTCCTAATTTTAGTTTTACTGTTCTCATACTATTCTATTTAACTGCTGTTGTTTGTGGTTTTCTTATTACTTGTTGTTGTTTCTGTTATACTATTACTGGTGGATGAACAACATTATCATCTAGTGGTATACCAAAATCATAGATCTCAGTCCGTTCCTGTTTGATATATTGATCACCCGTTTGTGGTGAATTGCTAAAATTAAATCCATTAGTTTTACGTACACTATTTACCCATATACCACCATCTGATGCTAATACTCCTGGAGGCATCAAGCGCTGTTGATAACCATCTAGATTTTTGCGTAATACTTCTGCTATCTCTGCACCCTCAAGCATGCTATTAGTAACGATGTTAAAACTAAATGTACGAGTAGTAAATACTGTTGCACCTGATAAATCTTGATCTGTATTATCTGCTATCTGCAGTATTGTTATATAAGGCAATTTAGTATCTTGAGTAGTATTAGCAGGTCTAATATTAGGTGTATTAGTATTAGGATCTACACTTAATAAATCAGTTAACTCAGTAACACTAGTTAAATATTGCAGTATTGCACTTATTAATGTCATTTGTGCCATTGTTAATTAATCCTGATATGATTGATTGTTTTAATAATATTACTCTTAAACTCTTGCTTAACTGGCTTAGCTTGGGTCTTCTCTAAACGTGTAAAAACAAAGTATTTCTTTTCTATCATTGGCGCATATTTCATTACTGGATCACCTAAACGAATACCCACTTTCCCAACTACCTCACCAGCTCTAGTATTAGTTCTTACACTATGCCTAATTGACTTGCGATAACGACCACTTACTACTGGTGCATCTTCTTTAGCTTGAGTACGTACTAACTTTGTTGATGATCTAACTGCTGGCTTAGCTAATGCAATATTCTTTTTCTCTAATATGCGCAAAACCTTTTTTAATGATGGCCCTGAATAACTAATATTTCTACCTAATCTCATTGTTGTTATTCCCCCTCTAATCGTGGTCTGCTATCATCTAAAATACAGCGACAACTAATAATTCTATCCCGTTGTACCATCTGTTTTAGATAAGTATCTATATTGTAAACCATGCCATCCATAGAATTATAAAAACGCATATCCGCTTTAATGGCACTAGTAAATGCTTTTATATTCCAGATATCAATAATGTGAGTTATTTTAGCATTCTGTTTATCTGCCTCATTGTACTCATTGCCTGATATTGGAGTAATTCTTGCCCAGCACTTAGTAACATCTGACCATGTAGGATTAGGTAATATCTCATTAGCATCATTTACCTGGTTCTCTCGCTTCTGTAATTGCAAGCGATGAATCATCTCGCCTCTAATAGTCATTATTTATTATTACCTTATCTGATAATGTTAGGAACAAATTGAGCACTACCAGTGATGGCTATTGGTGTATGTACTCTATAACTACCTAATATTTGCATTGCTACTTTATTTTGTTTCAAGTCGCCAACTATTTTACCATCTTCTTGATATTCTCTGTGACTCCATAAATCATTAACAAAATGCATCATTGCAAATTTAAGAGTTTGTGGCACTCCTTGAGTAGATTGACCAACTGGCCAGCCTTCATAGCCTGCATTAAATTCTATGCTAACGCTGTTTAATGTTTCTTCACGTAATACTGGGTAACTGTAGTTTTTGTCTATCTCTACAATTCCTCTGTGCTGTGATTCTGTGTGAATAATGTAATTGCTTGGATCTACTGTTTGTTCGTTACCATCCTGATCTATATACTTAATCGCTGTTACAGATTGTAGTGGTGGTTTACTTAAAAGAAAACAGCGAGACAAAGGCCATTTATCAAAATACTGGATGTAGCTAGCCGTATTTAATTGATGTTCTGTAATAGCCTCTGTCTGCTCTCTAGCAACTGCAATAAGAGCATCAAATAATGTATCCTCATCTGTACCCTCTTCCCAGCGAGCATATAAAATTGCCTCTGATCTGGTTACAGGCTCTGATGTAGGTGCTACTGTTTGTATTAATCCTGCCATTATTAAAATGCTCCTATTGCTTACTCATTGCTATTGCTTAAGAAATTGTACGACGTACAATCTCATCCGCTACTGTTGCTGATGGTACATTATCCTCATCAGTCTGATAAGTAGTGATTAGCTCGCCACTAGCAAAGCTAGTACCAGCAATTACAATCTCTAGTCCGATAAACGTAAAACCATTATCTAGGTCTAGTAAATCAAACATCTCATCTTGTTGTAGCTCAATTTCTGCATATTGATCAGCACTGGTAATCTGTGTGATTGCCTTAGGTGTAGTCAATGCCTTAGATCCAGTACCAGCTGAATCTTGAGCTTGAACTAATTGAGCGTCAACAGATGTACCGACTGCGCCAGTGTTAATTTTAGCAAGAAACTCCTGTGCGCCTGATGCTGATACATACTCAGAATTAAGAGTACCAGAAGATGCAACAGTAGTACGTGCGATTGTAACACAATTATTACTAATTCTTGGTAACATAATTTATTTACCTCCTATATTAAGCGTCAAGTAAGACAAAGTGTGATAGATCTTCGCCACCCTCACGTGGAGTGTAGGCGCTTGCAAATGCAGGACGACCACCATACTGAGCCAACCAACGGAAAGCACGAGCATCAGCATCAAAATAGAAGTGAATGCTAGTAGCAAAACGAATACCGCTAGTGTGATTAGCAAAGATATAACCAGCTGGATTAACTAGAGCAAGATCACCTTTTGCACCTAGTGCTGGCATGTCTTCAGATACAACCAATGGACGACCATTAAGAGTACCATGAATCATACTATTAGTAATACCATCATTACGATTAGGTTTCCAAATCAAAGCACCTGATTGATCTTGTAGATTTACAAGTTGAGCAAGTGTTGATTGATTAGTAAAGTACATGCCATTACCATTTTGGCGGAAATATTGTTTTTCCATATTAGCTAAATCAGCATATACAATCTGTGATGCGCCAGTACGAGATACTGCTACAGATGCAGTATTTTGTGCTGATGTGAATCCAATAGGCATTTGAGTGCCAGTACCTGCAATGATATCTTGTACCTTTTGAACTTCAATAGTCTCAGGTGCACGACGCATATAACGAGATTCTAGCATTGGTACATTCTGTAGATCCTCTTCAGTAATCATAGAGAAAATACCTACTTTATGAATTCGGAAACGCTCTAGCTTATTGCTAAAGTTTTGTGGTGCTAGTGTTCCACCCTCAGATACTCGTGTAACTGTTAAGCCGTCGACATTATAAGTATCTTCATTGATAAAGTAGTCTACTTCTTTGCGATTAGTAGAGATAGGGGAAAATGCATCCATTACTTCAGATACTCCAACACCTTGACCATACTCACGAATACCAGGCAGTAAGTCAGGTAGAATCTCTAAACCATCAGTAAGAGTTGATGCAGTACCAGCTGCATGATGAATGCTTTGAGCATCACAATAATGCTTATAGCGTCTTGCTTTGAAACCATCAGCACTATCATTTAGCTGTACGCCGTATAGCTCCTGATTGATATGGTCAAGTGCTAGCTCACCAGCTGATGAGTAACCCATATTTTCCATTGTAGCAAAACCTTCAGTCATACCAGTTACATGGCTAGTACCTTGTTGTGGTGCTACCTTAGGCGCTGGTGTAGTTGCTAGGTTTGCTAGTTCTTCTTGCTCTTGGCGAGCACTTTCTTGAGCTTCTAATTGCTCAATTTTTGCCGTTAGTCTAGCTTTAGACTTTTTTAAAGAATCCCAGTTATCAGCATTAAACTCAGGAGAATCAATATCGACTCCATTCATCTCAGCCTTGACTGCGATTAACTCATCTTTAGCTTGTAAGATTTCGTTATTCACTTTTTAACCTCATTATTTTACTATTAAAAACAAAAAAAGACCTGCAAAAATACGCTTAGTGTATCTTTGGGTCTCTGCCTCTTGTTCACCACAAACAATTGTTATAGATAATAGTATGTTTTACTTGTTTTATTCAATTGTCTTTAACAGCTAATGCGGTCTCTGCCTGCTGACGCTGTTATAAATTACAGTGAGAATATAAGCAACTGTTATATTAATTGCAAACGATTCGCATATAACAATTGCTTATACATATATACTATTGTAGATTAACGAATACCGCTAGCAACCTCTAACATAGCTCTAACATCACGCTCACTACGAATGCCATCAATTAAGCCATTAGTAATAGCTTCATCAGCAAAGAATGTACGACCATCATTGACATCAGCCATATTAATATTAGGTCTAGAACGTAGTATACTTTGCTCAAAATAACTTTGTAGCTTATCTACCATCTCTTGTAATAAGTCTTTTTGTCCTTGAGTAATTTCCACCCCTGGAGCACCAATAGCTTTATTATCACCTGT